CCCCCCGGGGGGCCGCCGGCGACGTAACCGGCAGGACGGACAGATGGCTGAACCTGTTTCTCATTTTTCGATTTTCCCTGATTTTCTGTTTTTGGGTCCCACCGGCCACGAATTACCCTGGGTTTTTGTCCAGGAGCATGGATATTTTTCGCGGTGGGATTGTTTATTTACATATTTACAGGGGTGCCCCGGCCTAAGCCGGGGCGTCGTTCAGCCGTCCGGGAACTCGACCATCGCAATGACCCTAGGCTCCGGCCCAACGAGGGCCAATCCTAAACGTGTCAATTCGGGTTCCCCCTCAGCGGGCTCACCAAGCTCAGCGCTGAGGTCCTCTTGACCCAGTCCGCGGGTCGGATCGACTTCGAACTCGGGCACATCGAAGGTGTAACTTGGGGGCTCAGGCATCAGGATATCCTCAGCACGTTCACGTGCAATGCGATACCCCAAACACCGCCGAATCCAGCGGAGTGCCTGCCCGGCCGATACACGCGCACTCCAGAGCCTGAACACCCTGAAGTTGTACCGGACCACCTTGTACAGCTCAGCACGCCCAAGGATTAGCAAATGGACGATATGGTACAAGAGTCGCAAGGAGTGGATTATCACAGGACCGATCATGAAACCGATGAACAGGAAACCCACACTCACACCCACACCCGTAGCTCGCACGACGCCTTTTCCCGTGGCAAGGAAGTACGCCGAAGCCAACAGGTACCCGAGGAGGAAACCTGTAGCCCAGACAACCAGGATGCCCACACCAAACCCCAGTCCCAGGGTAATGATGTAGAACCAAAGAGCATTGCGCAGCCAAAAATCTAAGAACCACGCAACGCTCACAGCAGCACCTCTGATCGCCTCGTCGACACGTGGCTGGACAGCGGTGGAACTGGCGGCGACGTACCGCTTTGCCAGCTCGCGCGTGTCCTTAACCACAAACGTCTTCACCCGTGCCCACAACGGCGTCGCCTTCTCAACGGCATCCGCGAGAAGCGTGCGTGGGTACTCCCCAGGTATCACTCTGCTAATTGCTTGAATCGCGTTTGCCTCAAGCAGGTGCAGGTCGCCGGATGAAACTTGAAATTCGGCTGCAACATGGGCGGACAGGGACAGATCTGGGTTCGGTTTCTCATGAATGCGTTTAGCAATGGAAACCATGCGCTCGATCACCAGCGGTGAGGGCGTGTCATGCCGAGCGGCATAACTCCTCATCCAGCGACCAAACTCTGTGGGCGTACGCATCGCTTCAGTAGCGCGCGCCCCGAAATCCTCGGGATTTGACTTCAACTCACTTTCACACCGGAGGGCTAAGGAACGTATCACAGGGCCCACAAGCGGAATACGCTCATAGGTCCCATAGAACGAAAGACAGGTGGCGTACTGTATCATCATGCGATGAGCACCAGATGACAGGTCGGGACCGAGAATCGTGGTGCACGCAGACAGAACAGCCTTGTAGTCCTTAAGCTTGGCGAAGAACCCGCCCACACCGCACAGCAGCTTATTCCCACAGAAGTGGGCGTCGGCGATGCTGCTTGAGACATCCAGCTTGAGATTGAGGCCCAGGCGGACAGCGGCGCGGTCGAGATGGTTCTTAAGCTCCTCACGGCTCATGACCAGGGTGGGCGGTGGCGCAAACACACCGTCATCCCCCTCGAAAAGGGCTAGCCAGCCAGAGCGACTAATGAGACGGGAAGCTGACAGGCCGAGGGAGGTCTCTAGCTCACGAACGAGCATCGAGCAGAAAGCGAAGTTGTTAATGAAATTGCCAAACGAGGTGACGAACGTTCCGGAAGCCCGCATCACGGGCAACTTGAGGTCCTCGTCTTGTGACCGGACAATCATGGGGCGGCAGAAAACGCGCTGATAGAGGGCCTCGATGCCCTTACGCCTGTTGGCGGGGGCGTATGCCATCATGACGTGCGACTCTCCCTCCATGTGGACCAGTCCCTGACACGACTCGAACGATGTGTGGTCGGTCTCAAATACCGTGCCACACCCCTGGAACTTGGACAGTAGGGTGCGGCGGATGCCACTCTCATCGCGATGCTTGATGCAAAAGTCGTTGTAGTGGTCAAAGAAACCGTCCTGGCAAGTATGACAGAGCAGGAATTGGACACCGCGCATAAAATGGTCAGGGGCAATGATGTTCCGGGTAGCCTTAGCCTTGTCCGGCGCGTACGTCTCACGCTTTATAAACGCACCGAAGTCAGCAGTCCAGGACCTATCCACTTGGGCCACGTCGATCCCAGCCAGAGCAGCCAGGCGCGTAGCCAACTCAATCTAGCCACACTCCAGGGCGGCACTAGCGCACCCGTGGTAGTAGGAATGGATCTGATTCTCCGTCCAGGAACGCCCCCGGGCAGACTCGACACAGGCGGTCAGTTCCTGCTGGGGGGTGAGCGAGGGCGGCGTGGCGGGAGCGTCTCTCACCATAGCTTCGATCGTATCCTTGTACGACCGCTGGTGGATCAGGGAACGCAGATAGGGTGGATCCTGCCCCAACCGTTTGTAATACCCTACCAGGCGCTGTTCGAGCGTAGAGTACGTGGGGAAGATGGGCTTAAGGCCAATCGAGATCGGGGCAGCTACGGCCTCGAATAACGACAGAGCCTTGCGACGCGCCTCGGAGGCCGTGCCCCGCTCGCGGTGCGGGGACACCTTGAAGTCCGGGGCGGAGGTGAGATTGGGGAACGTAGCAGGGAAAATCTCACGCAGTGACGTCGTGTAACCTTGGAAATAGGTGCCGGCAGCAGCGGGCAATCGATTTGTCAGGGCAGTGTAGCTGGAGCGAACCGCGGTGGCGGCTGCAACTCGGGCGGGACCGGTTTGATTCCAGAAGTGAGTCAACACCCTGGGCTGGGTGATGGCGTCGAAGAATGAAGGATTCTCCTCACAGTGCTGGGAGTTCAGAACGATCAGGGCAGCAAAGACCAGGTCGGATGGATCAGACACCTCCTCCGGCAGCGAGGCGGAAGAGACGTCCTTCGAGTACGCGCGCTCCGCCTTGACTGAAGCATAGACGGTAGCGAACGCGGGGAAGTTGCCGAGCCTCTTATGGAAAGCAGCGGCGAGATCTTCGAGGTAAATCTCCACGTTGCGGGGTGGAACCTCGAAAGCGGGCACAGAACCGAGAAGACCCTGTGTTTCAACGACGTGGACTTCGAAGCGGAGAACGATAGCGATCTCTGCCTCTGGGGGACCTCGACGGCGGGCGGGAATACGAGAGCCAGCAGGTACTTGCCTAGGGCACTGCCAGCAAAGTGAATCCGCCACACGGCATGGGGCGCCAGACAACGTGAGAGTCCGGCTTGGGTGAGTGACGCACAGTAGGTAGCGCGGCACATCTCGAGAAGATCAAACGGGAGGAAAGACGAGCCTGCTGTCACCCCATTTACGACTCGTATGTAGAAATCGTGTGGGATGAATTCCGTCCACCGCTCAAGGAAAAGAGTGGTGACTTGATCAGCAAGCGCGTACTCAGCCTCCTGGGCTGGGTCGGGACCGGCAGCTTCGGCAGCGGCGTCTGCTTCGCCCTGCCTCTTCTCTTCCTCCTTCGCCACTGCAGCGAGCACGGGGTCGCCAGAACGGTTCAATTTCTTTGCAGTACGATAGGCTTTGTCCTTTTTGACCTGCGCCTGACGCGCAGCCGCCATTATTCCCAGGGGACTGGGTGGCGGAGGGACCTTGATTGGGCCGGAGCTGCTGGTAGCGGCAGCAGCTGGGGTGGGGACGCAACGAGGACAGGCGCAAGATGCAGGATGGGGAGCCTCTGTGCCGGCGTGTTGGGGTGCTTGTTGGCAAACGGTTGAAACTAAGACCGCTGACGTAGGTGGGTCGGTGAGTGGGGGAACAGCGGGCGCGCTTGTAGACGGCGGGCCAGGATTCCACTCAACGCCACCGATACGCAATGCGATCGACAGCTCCTTCCGTGAGCGAATGCGCCTCACATGCACTGTAGTACAGTACTTTCTCATGGCCCGCAGCAGGAGCCCCCGGTGAGGGTGCTCCCATGGCCCGTGGCTCAGCAGCCCTGAGTCGTCGAAGTGTCCAGAAAGAACGTAACCTTCGACATAGGCTGCCAGCTCCCCGGCATCCCTGTGTGTGAGGGAAACCGGCCCGGGGTTAGGCTCAAGACCAGACTTGATGAGCTCCAACCTCACTCTCTCAAGAGACCATTCTCCGAACGGGATCCGACGAACAAGGCACTGTGCAATGATGCAATGCTCGTGGGGTACCCCAGCCCTTATGATTCCCTCCTGTGCACATCTGAGTATGAACCAGATGCGCCGGTAAAGGGGGTCTGGAGCCAATACCATCGAACGTCTGCGCGCCTGAGAAGGCGCTTGATGAGGAAGTGGCAAGCGCCGACCCATAGCTGGTTTCATCGTGTGATTAGTCGTAGAGGTAACTGGCACAACGTTCATTGCTGAGGTTGTGGCCATGGCGCAATAGCTAGAAGGCGAACCCGCGGGAGACCGAGGATGTTACGGGTTGTTCATCCCGGCTGACGATTTAGACCGCGTCGGGGGGCAATGTGCATCACCTCAAAGCAGACAAGCCGCTCGGCAACACACACCATCACCCCCCCATGCTGAGACCCAGTGCGTCGTATTCACTGGGCCACCACCCCGGGGCCACTTCTCCCGTTGCCTCCGAGGGGGACCAATCCCATTCATTCCTGCCAGGGGAATGGGCGATCCGGGCGATGCCAAGCTAACGGTACCCACCTACCACACCCAGCGCACCTGTCGTGAGGATTTGCTGGGGGCCAGTGGGCCCTGCTGGACGTATCGTCCTGCTAGGCGGGGAGGTTTGCATCTTCCAGGTTTTCACTGGGAACTTTGCAGTTTTTCCAGTTATGGCCGGCACGCAGGTGTCCTCTCTCCTAGCCCTTTTCTTTGACGTGAAAGAGGG